TGTAGCGATCTGATCCTCCAATGCGTCGTAGCTAGTAGGTGTAGGTAATGGGAATACCTTACGCGCCATGTAGTCGGCAACTACGAAGGCTATGATTAGTAATACGACTACAAAGCAGATGAATACTGTTGCGAAATGAGTGGCTGTTGTTAATTCCATGTTGTGATCTCCAAGGTTAGCGAAATTGCTACACCTCGAAAAGGCTACCCAACCATATAGGTTGAGTAGCTATGCATCAAGAGTTGCGAAGAGCGTCCATTTGGCGCGCAATGCTTTCGATATTCTTAACCGCATCTTTATATTCTTTATGATTACGGCGGCTAGTGTTTTGCATTACTTCAAGCGAGTCTAATAATGCTAGACCAGCCTGTGCAATGTTCATAGATAATGTATGGTAATCGCTTGGTTCGTTATCAACCTCCGAGTAGTCGTCACTATCCGGTGCGTTGCATTCACCGTCACGAGCGTTGCCGAATTGGTCAAGACTGTTGCGGTTATTTATTTCGTAATCGTCAGCCAATGTGTTCATGTAGTCATCGCAACCTTTCATGATCTGAACGTCTTTTAGGTGGCGGGGTTTAGGGGCAACAGGTGTAAACCCAATCGATGAGTTGAACTTGCGTTGTGCAACTTGAGCGCTTTCAAAGCAAGTGTAGAAGTGGCGCTTGCCTTGAAACCATACTGAATTGTTAGAAGTATTTAGAACTGCTGTTTGATTTGACATGATGAAATTCCTCGAGAATATGTAGGCGGAAGTCCCTCACTCTTAGCCCCACGCGCTGGGTGTATAGAGCCAAGAGTGAAGAACCCGGATGATAAGAACCAAGGACTTAACCCTGGTTCTTATCGATGAAACGACGAGCGACTAACTCGTCGAGGAAGTAACCGAGTATGGCTACTTCGATACCACCCTCTTGGCGCTTGACTGCCCAGAGGTGATGCTTGATGCGGTGTATAACTAGCATGTTAAACTCCAACAAACGTAGCAAAATAACTACACAAACAGACACACGGACAGACATAGACCAGACACGTCTTTTCGTGGCTGAGGCTATAGGCTGTCTTAGTTACTTAATCTTTAGTCTTTTGATCTTAGTCTTTAGAAGCATAGATCAATGCACTTCGTTCGAGGGTGTGTCTAACCTCATGGATGCCTGGCGTCACGGAAAAGTCTAACGAAGGGGGCGGGGGGCTCCGCGCAAATCTCGAAGCAGTAGGGGACGGCAGGAACCTCGCGGTTGAGCCATTTTCAAACCAAACAGCCCCAACAGCCCCGAGGTAGATACAGCCCCGAGCGGCTACTATGATAAGCTCTACGGGTAGAGCTAACGGAGAGCCCATGAAACTTAGCACCCATTTTAGGCGCGAAGAGTTTGCATGTCCCTGCGGAGTTTGCAGGGCCAGCCACGATCCAGTTGTGGATCACACGTTGATAGAAATATTAGAAGATATACGGACGCACTTTAATAAACCCATCGCTGTCACTAGCGCGTACAGGTGCTATCGCCACAATCAGAGCGTAGGCGGTAAACCCGCGTCTCAGCACCTGACCGGTAGGGCCGCAGACATCATTGTTAGGTCCCACCCCTCGGACGAAGTCTTCGCATACGTAACGGAAAAATGGCCCGATGAGTTTGGTTTTGGGTCCTACGCCACTTTTACCCACGTAGATAGCCGCGGCACTAAAGCGAGGTGGTAGTGGATCAGTGGCACAAAGGTTGTAAACCTCCAAGGAAGGCCCCGAATGCAAGTGATAAGCACAAGTAAATTAGAACGAAGCACCCCGACCAGTGCAGGCTACGACCTATGCGCTGATCTCGAAGAACCCAGCACTCTACATCGGGGTGATATAGCGCTCATCCCTACAGGTATAGCGTTAAATCTAGGGGCTAAGGACTTAGTCGCTAAGATCTACGCCCGAAGCGACCTAGCTACTTTGTACGGATTACGAATGAGTTCAGGTGTAGAGATCGTAGACATAGGTTACACAGACGAGATATTTGTACCGCTAGTTAACAGCGGGTACGACGATTTCGTTATTAAGCCGGGAATGAAAGTTGCACAATTGATATTTGAGCGGGTAGTACACCCTCATATGGAGAATGTAGATGCATTCGCCGCCGCGGTTATATCTAGTCCATATAACCCTGGGGCATTACACTAAGGAAACAACATGGAAGTTGATGAATGGTTAGAACGGTACAGCTGGTACCTAGACCTAAGCCCTACGCGTAGGTCTTGGGTTGCTAAGTTGGTAGAAGAAATAACCCCAGAAGTATTTGTGGGCATGAAAGGGATTCAACAAGCACTGAGGGATCAGGATTTTGCATTATTAGCAGAATTGATCATAGCTTACGATGATGTAAGTGATGATCTGGTAGAGGAGGTGAGCGTTGATGACGAAGGATACGGAGATTGATCCATGGTGGAACAGACCGAAACACTAACGGCCGCAGGGCTTAGTGCCCAGCGCTTAGCGCTAAGGGACGAAGACCGGAAGAAGAACGCGGGTAAGCCTGGATATTCCAGGTTTGGCGTCAAGTTAGGAGGATCTAGCGGCATCGATATGGCCGCTAGGGCTAGAGCTAGTAGCGCTCAGCGCGAAGCTGATCGGAAGGAATTAGAAGAAAGGAGGGCTGAGCGTAAACGCGTACATACGATTGAGGTAGCGGTTAACGCTAAAGCCAGGAAAGGACTTCCACGATTTAAAAAGGATTTACAAGACATGGCGGCTAAAGATGAGGCGCAACGAGAGAAGATTAAAGATCAAGGTGTCATGCAGTCTCCGGAGGAGATACAGCAGTTACTCGTTGATTTGAGATGCGATCCTATAGCGAGAATGGCGGCTATAGCAGAAAGGGCAGAGAAGGCGGGCGAATTGAATACCGCGGCCAATCTATATAAGGAATTAGCACAGTACGCGGCCCCGAAAAGGAAAGCGGCTGAACCAAAGGTGATTAAGGATAAGAACCTAACGACAATGAGCGAGGGGGAACTATTAGCTGAGATAGCTCGCTTGGAGTCGTCCGTTGAGTGAAGCATTGGACGTTTTACATCAACGGATACGGGTCCTCAAGGAATTAGAGGCCCGGAAAAAGGAATCTCAGAATACGTACGTACCTTATGAGAAGCAGGGAGTTTTTCATGCTGAAGGGGTAGAGTTCGCTGAGAGGTGCCTAATGGCAGGGAATCAGACAGGCAAAACATATAGCGGGGCCATGGAATGTTACTTCCATTTAAGTGGTAATTACCCTGAGTGGTGGAGAGGGCTTAAGTTCGAAAAGGCGCCAGTTATATGGGTCGGTGGCGACACTGGCGAGACGATAAGGGATACGACTCAGCGCTTGTTGCTTGATAGACCAGGGAAGTTGCAGGAAGATAGTTACGTGGGAATCCTCCCTAAACGGATTATCATTGGGGATCCTAAGCCTGCGCTTGGGACCCCCAACCTATTTGACCACGTCAAGGTTAGACATACTACCGGTGCGATCAGTTACTGTTACTTTAAAGCTTACGCTAAAGGTAGGCAGAAGTGGCAGGGCGAAACCATCGATCTAGTCTGGTTTGACGAGGAACCGCCCGAGGAGTTATACGCGGAGGGTCTGACGAGGACCAACCGTGGGCAACTCGGACAAAGAGCTGTACTGACGTTTACCCCGTTACTTGGTATGAGTAACGTTGTTGCTAAATTTCTACAGAGTCCCTCTCCTGCACAGCACGTAGTCAAGATGACCATCGATGATGTCGGGCATTATACGCAGGAAGAGCGGGAGTCCATCGTAGCGTCGTACTTAGAACACGAGCGCGAAGCACGGGCTAAAGGAATACCTATCATGGGTTCTGGGCGCGTGTTTTCTGTGACCGAGGCGTCGATAGTTGAAGAGCCGCTCCAGATAAAGGATTTACCCGGGTGGTGGAAAAGCATTGCTGGCATTGATTTTGGTTGGCAGCATCCCACCGCGGCGGTGCAGATTCTATATGACCCGGAGGCGGATTGCGTGCATGTTCACGCGTGCCATCGGGCTAAAGAAGCGACACCTATAATATTTGCAGGGGCAGTGAGGAATTGGGGTGAAAAGATCCCATGGTCTTGGCCGCATGATGGACTTCAACATGACAAGGGTTCAGGTAAGACTTTAGCGGAACAGTATAAGGAGTGTGGACTGAACATGCTCAGGGATCGGGCGCAGAACGAAGATAAGAGTTATGGGGTCGAAGCAGGCCTCATGGATATGTTAGACAGAATGCAGACGGGAAGACTTAAGGTTTCCAGGATGCTAGTAGATTGGTGGGAAGAGTTTCGGATCTACCATCGTAAGAACGGGATTGTAGTTAAGGAGCGAGATGATCTGATGGCGGCTACCCGTTATGCGATTATGATGGTCCGATACGCCAGACCTATAGTCGATCCGATTCAACGGTACCCGACTACCCCTAAAATAATCGCCGACACAGAGGTTGGGTATTAGATGCAAAGCAAAGTGAGCAGTAAGGAAACAGAAATAGATCGCATACAGATGTTAGGCTACAGCTTATCTAAGTTAGCGGAGGAACAAGTAGGTATAAGACAGACTACGGAGAATAGATGGCTAGAAGATCTAGAACGCTATATGGGCCGGTACGACGCCGGCACAGCGTCTAGGTTGAAAGCAACCGGAGGGAGCAAAGCATTCGTCAATCTGACGCGGGCTAAAACGTCAGTCGCAGAAGCTAGACTTTCAGATATGTTGTTTCCATCTGATGATAAGAACTGGGGCATTCAGCCGACGCCGGTACCTCAGTTAGCTAAAATGGCGCGTGACCAGTCTCAAGCGATGAACGGTTACGGTGAAGGGATAACTGATGAACAGGGCGGGCCGGTTAGTAATAGCGATCTGGCTAGTAAAGAGTTAGACGATGCTCTAGAGCGTAGCCGTGCTATGGAGAAAGAGATTAATGATCAGCTTGTAGAGGCTCGTTATCACTCTATGATGCGAGACGTTATACACGACGCTTGTGTGTTTGGCACCGGTATAATTAAAGCTCCGATCATATTAGCGCGGCAACGTAAGAGTTGGCAGAACCAGGGTCAAGGGGTGCACACCATGGATATGGTGGACGAGTTCCGGCCTGGAGTAGAGAAGATTAACGTATGGGATTTCTTCCCCGATATGTCGGCTACACATATAGATGAAGCTAATTTTATATTTGAACGCCGCTACGTGTCTAAGAAGCAGCTGATAGAGCTAGCTTCTACGCCTGGGTATTTAGAAGATCAGATCCGGTCTGTAATCAGGGGAGCAACATCAGGCCCACAGGCTAGCGGTACTTCTCATATAGCGCGCTTACGAGAATTATCAGGGCTAGGGACGGATATTACACAAGGTAGGTTCGAGCTGTGGGAATACCACGGACCATTAGATAAAGAGGACCTGAAGGCCGTCGGTGTTGAGGACGGGGAAGATGACGAGCTAGATAATAAGGACGTTATAATCACGTTCGTTAATAATATCGTAATTAAAGCGGACACTAACCCTATGGAGACGGACGAGCGTCCGTATTCGGTGTTTTGTTATGAACCGGATGATACCAGCATATTTGGGTTCGGGTTACCTTATCTAGTAAGACACGAGCAACGTATAGCTAACGCTTCTTGGCGCATGGCGCTTGATAATGCGGCTCTAACCACTGGGGGACAGATTGTACTTAACCGAGAAGTACTGATCCCCGATGACGGGAATTGGTCTATTCGTCCGCGTAAGACCTGGCACGTGACCGACCCGACAGTC